CGGAGCAAGAATATGCTGATGGAATTGCTAAAATAGAGAAACAAAAAGAAGATGTAAGAAATGCTGGTTTTAAAACTGCTGAATCTATTGTTGGAAGTTTAGGTTCTTTAATGGAAGGGAACGAGAAAGCACAAAAAGGAGTTTTAGCCGTACAAAAAGCAATGACTTTAGCACAAATTGGAATTGATACGGCAAAAGCTATTTCATCTTTAACTGCTATGTCGGCTGGTAATCCAGCAAACACGGTAACTGGAGGAGTTGCTGGAGTTATACAATATGCTACTGGGATTGCTCAAATACTTTCAAATGTAGCGCAAGCCAAAAAGCTATTAAGTGGTTCTGGAGGTGGGAGTGTAAGTGCTGGAGGTGGGAGCAGAGTTACTCCTCCGAGTTTTAACAATCAAACAAACACACAAACTGGAAATTCTGGTGGAGGTGGTGGAAATGGAACTGCTACTGGATATATTCCAACAACAAAAGTAGTGCTGGTTGAAAGTGAATTGGAAGCTATGCAAGGAAGAGTAAAACAAGTGCAACAAATTGCAACAATTTAAGCTACAAATACAAATTTAATTTAGTCTTATAGATATGTTACCAATTTACAAAATGATACTTACTGAAGAAACTGAGGGGATGGATTACATTTCGTTAGTAGATTCTCCAGCACATATGAAATCCTTTGAGTATTTCAATGGTAAAAGTGAGCAAGTTAAATACCATTTTAACGAAGAAAAAAGAGTTGTAACTGGAGTAGCTATTGCAGTTGATTTACCTATTTACAGAAGAGATGAGCAACTTGGAGAACATTACGTTGTATTCTCTAAAAAAGATACATACGAGATAGCTCAGAAGATGTTTAAAGGTGGTTACCTTAATAACGTAAATGAGATGCACGATTCAAACAAGAAAATTGAAGATATGTATTTATTTGAGTCTTATTTTGTGGATAGTAAAAGAGGAGTAAAAGCACCAAGCAAATTTGATTCACAGAACTTAAAAGATGGTTCTTGGATTGTTTCATATAAGGTAGATAATGAAAAGGCTTGGAATGATATTAAGAATGGAAAACACGTTGGCTTCTCTATTGAGGGCTGGTTCGATAAAAAAATAATAAAAACAAAAAACACAAAGATGAAAAAAGAAAGTAAGTCTTTATTTTCACTTGTATTCGGAAAAGAAAAGTTTGAAACTGCAACAACTGTTGAAGGAGTAGAAGTTGCTTGGACTGGTGCATTGGAAGTAGGAACAGAATTGAGAGTTGTAACTGAAGAAGGAGAAATCCTTGCTCCAGAAGGAATGCATTCAATCGAAATGGAAGAAGCTACAATGATGTTAACCGTAGATGGTAATGGAATTGTAACTGCTATTGAAGAAATGCCAGTTGAAGAAGTACCAGCTGAAGAAGTACCTGAAGCAGTATCTCCAGAAGCAGTTGCTGAAGTGATTGAAGAATTACAAGCTACATTCTCAAAAGAAATTGAAACTCTAAAAGCTACTAACGAAGTATTCGCAAAACAAATCGAAACTTTAGTTGGAGAATTAGACAAAGAAAATAAAAGAAAGTTTAACACAACTCCTAAGTCAAACAAGACTTGGAAAAATTTTACAAAATAAGATGAAAAATATTAAAGACAGAATAAAAGACAAATTCGCTTATGATGTGAGCGATTTACCAGCATACGTTGATGCACAAAGTGCTGACATATATGCAGATTTATTATACGGTGCTGGATTAACTTCAAGAATAAATGTACTTGAGTCAGTTAAAGGAAGTCAAACAATTAAATTACTTAACTCAAATATGGCTCTTCAATCTGGAGATTCTTGTTCAACTACTGATAGTGGAACAATTGTATTTGATGGAAAAGATATTTCTACAAAAAGATTAATGGTTAACACTTCATTGTGTAACGATTCATTAGAAGATACTTGGGCACAATTATTACTTTCTATCGGAGCAAACAGACAAGATAGAGATTTGCCTTTGCAAGACGTTTTAACTGCTTATATCGTTAAGCAAACAAAAGCAAAGAATCAAGATTTGATGTTTAAAGGAGATACAACTTCTGCAACTCCAGATTTGGCTCACTATGATGGTTTTATTAAGGCTTGGGGTGCTGATGCTAACTTGGTAGAAGTAACAACTACTGAAACTGCTATTGACGCAACAAACGGATATGATTTAGCTAAGAAAGTTTATGATGCTATTCCTTCAGTATTGTTTGACAATGGTTCGAGAGTAGAAATTATTACTGGTAGAGCTGAAGCAAATGCTATTCTTTCTCAAATTTACAATGATAAAGATTACGCTTCTACAATTGCAGTAACTGAAGAAGGTTCTGAAATGAGTTTTGTACTTCCAACAACAAATATCGTTGTTAGAACTTACCCACAACTTAATGGTTTAGGGAAGATTTTTGCAGTACCTTACGACTATATGTTTTTTGGAACTGATTTAGAATCTGATTTAGATGGATTGACTGTTAAGTACCTTGAAGAATCTGAAAAAATCAGAGTAAGAAACTTATTCAGAAGTGGTGTACAATATGTATATTCTGAGTATTTCGTTAAATTAACTTTAGCTTAATAGCTAACTAAAAAAAAATAAACTTATGAGTTGTGAATTATCAGCTGGGTTTACTAAAACGGCTTGTGCTTCCTTTGGAGGTACAAAGTCTGTTGTAGTATTTAACACAGAAAAAATAGCTACCTACACGGTTGCTACAAATGTTGTATCGGCTTTGTCATTAACTGCACCAGCAGTTGGTTATAAAATTAGTCCAGATATGGCTTCGATTGATTTCACAGAAACTCCTACACGTTCAAGAGAGAACAATTCAATTTTCTTCGCTTCAACTTGTGCTATTACGTTGAAAGACGATAGTCAAGCGACAAGAGATTTAGTTGATGCAATTTCTAAAGGATTTATTACCGTTATCCAAGAAAAAGAAAACGGAAATAACCTTATTTACGGAGGAATTAATGGAATGACTGTCGAAACATCTGCTTTTACTACTGGAATGAACTACGAAGACCTTAATGGTGTTGTAATTAATTTAGTAGGAAAAGAAACATCTATTGCACCAAGCGTAGATGATACTATTATAGCTGGAATCATATAATGAAGATTGCTAAAAAATATATCGGAATGAAAACTTACTCAAAAACTATGGGTAAGTTTATTTCCGTTTGTGAAAAAAATATTGAAATATTAAAAAAAGACAATTCTCATGTTATTACTAAAGCAAAACGAACAAAACAAGATAGCAGTATCGTTGAAGCAGTTAGTAACGATAGCGAATCCTAATTTTTTATTTTCATTTTTTCATCAACAAAAACGAGAGTATTTTAATTTCTATTTAACTGCTGAAAGTAGCACAAATAGGTTTGATTTATTTTTGTTAACTTTACCTACGGATGTGGATTTGCCAAAAGGCAATTTTATCTTTTCAATCTATGAAAGCGAAGATGAAACTACTACAACTGATGGTAAAACTATGCTTATAAAAGGAAAGGCAGAAGTTGTAACCGATTTTCCAGATGGGGAATATTACACTATAAACACTACAAATACAATTAACTATGTCTAAATTGAAAAGTGGCTTTATTGACAAAAGCATTTCAATACCTAATCCAACTGAAAGCGACAATATAAAAGAAAATATTATTAATTGGGGATTAGACAATTACTATCCTTATTTCTTAAATTTCCTTTATCAATCTTCAGCAATTCAATCAGGAATAATTAATTCAAAAGTACATTATACTACTTCTGGAGGATTAGATTATGAAGGAATAGACAAAGAAAAGTATGAAGCCTTCTTTAAAAACGGAAATTCAGATTACAACCTTGACGAAATTGCAGAGCAAATGTCTAAGGATTTGGAACTTTCAAATATGTTTTGCTTAAAAGGTGTATGGAGTTTAGACAAATCTAAGTGCGACAAATTAGAAGTAATAGACTTTGAGAAAGTAAGATATAGATTGGATGACGATATGATTGCAGTTTGCAATGATTGGAGTGATACGGATGATAACCCTTTAAAAATAATTTGCCCTTTTAACCCAAGTGATAGAAAGGAAAGAGAATTTTATTTAATCTATCAAGAGAAAGGGAAGCAATCTATTTACAATAGAACGAACACTAACAAACAAATGAGAGGTTTGTCGAACTCTTCTGTTACTCAGATAAACAAATCTACTTATCCACAACCACCTTATGCTGGTGGGCTTACTTCTATTTTAACTGATGTTAAGATAAACAAGTACCAATTAAATGAAATTTCTAACAATTTCTCTACGGGAACAATTATAAATCTCAATTCAGGAATACCAACGGATGAAAAGGAAAAAAGGGCTTTAGAAAAAGAGATTCAAGAGAATGCTTCTGGAGAAGAAAATGCTGGAGGTACAATGATACTTTACTCAAATGGGAAAGAGAATAGTGCAGAAGTAATTTCATTAAGTGGAAACGATTTAAAAGATAGATATTTAGCACTCAGCCAAGATAACCGAAACAATATTATACTTGCTCATTCTGTTACTACTCCAATATTATTTGGAATTAAGACAGAGGGAAGTTTGGGGAATGCAACTGAACTTGAAATTGGTTACAAGATAATGAAAGCCAATTATTTTAAGTACAAGCAAAGAGCAATCTTACAAGCACTTAATCACATAGCAAAATACGGAAACGGTTTGCAAGGAGAAATAACTTTCAATGATGTAGAGCTTGATTTTTTACAACCGAAAGTTGAAGAAACTCCAGCTATATTTTCAGAAGAAAAAAAAGAAGAATCAATAAACGTAGTTGAGTTGTTTGAA